AACATCGCCCTTATTGGCTTCAACAATGCCCCTGATATTTACGCCAAGACCCATAAGCATCTTTGATGCTTTTTCTGATGGGTTAATTAAAGAAGCAAGACCAGACTTGAGTGCGTTAGCACCTTCTGATGCGTTAATTCCACCTTCTTTCATAGCGGTAAGGAAGAATGCTAAATCTTCTACATCTCCACCTAATTGCTGAACAACTGGTCCAGCCTTTGGCATTGCTATTGTTAAATCTTCAATTGATACAACCGTCTGGTTTTCAACCGCGTTAAGGAAATCAATCTTTTTAGCAAGATCTTCTGTTGCAACACCAAATGCGTTTGTTACTGAAATAGTAGTTTCTAGAGCAGCAGTTTGTTCTACTCCACCAAGGACTGCAAGCCTTGTTGCCTGTGCAACTTGAGCAATTAAATCTGCACCCATCTTACCCATTGCTGCAGCATCTGCAGCCATCTTCATTGTATCTTCTACTGCAACGCCATATTTGGTATATTCTTTTGCAAGCAATTGAATATTTTTAACCATAACATCTGTTTCTTCTTGTGTTGTAAAGAGTTCTCCATATACACGCTTAAATCTAATTGCCTGCTCTTCAAGTTTCATAAATGTCTTAGAAGCAGTTACTCCAAGCATTGCAAGTGGAACAGTAAAACCAACCATCAACTGGCGGCCTGCCCATTGGGTATTCTTACCAAAGTTTAGGAGATTGGTTGATCCTTGTCTTAATAATTGATTAAGTAGTTGTTGTCTCTGTGCAGCAATGGCTGTTTGTGTACCCAGATTTTTCATATCTAGCGTTAGAGGTCTTACTGCAATTGCCTGTAATGCGCCATTGGCACCTCGACCCATTTTTATATACTGGGTCTGTATATCTTTTACACGCTCTCGTGCAACTTTATTTAATGTGTCAAACTCAGATCTAAACAGTTTTCCAAAAGTTTTTGTTGCAGCACCAGTGTATCTAAAGTATTCTCTTGAACTTAGTTTGTTTTTTTCTAAAGCATTAGTAAAAGACTCTGTGCTTGATGTTACTGTTCGCATTGATGCTTGGAATTTTCCAGTAGCATTTATGCTGTTCATCAAGTTCTGTGCTTGATTTGCTGCCACCGCTGATGCTGCAGTGCCAGACTTTGCCATCTGTGTGTGGAAGGCTGATATTTGACGTTGTAGAAGTTTTAAACTTGCTAAAGCATCGGACGTATCAATATTTACATGAATATTGGATTCTACATCAGCCATCCATTAACACCTCTTTATTTAATTATTTGCAAGGCTGCCGAGTAGTGATGCGTCAGAAAGTTTAATTCCTGATGCCTCTTCGACAATCTTGTATACTGTTGGAAGGTCTAGATTTTCTTCTAGGGCTTCCTTGTCTTCTGCCAATTCTGGCTTGTATTGTTTCATTGCGATTTGAACACAGTCCATAAGTAAATCCATAGACTTTTCGTTATCATCTGCGACCTTTGCAATGTCCTCAAACTTCTTCATAAACGGACGAAGTAGTGAAATCTTAAGTGGTCTAACTTTGATCTTAGTACCATCAATTAGTGTTACTGTCTTCTCTTCTGTTGTGGCAGTTGCCATTTAGCCCTCCTTATAAGGTTTAGTTAATTATACCATAGCACAGGCTTGTTTTTGATTAATCGTAACTTTCATAATCAAGACCCATTCCTATTCCAAAACCAGCCCTCTCGGCATTTGAACCTTGTAAAGCCAGAATATCATTTCCATCTCCAGCAGCACCCTTACTAAACACTCTGGCTTTCATGTCTTCCCATTCATTACCACTACCAGAATTTTTATCTAAATCTACTCCCTGCATAGCAGCAGCAAACTTTTTATCACTATAGTCTAATTCTCTTTTTATCTTTAGTGTGGCTGTTAGTTCTTGCATAGACATCGATGACTCTAGTTGATCATAGTCTTTCCATATACCGATTAAAAAAACCTCTGCCTCTAGTTTTGCTAAATCTAATGTATCCCAACTTGATCCGCTATCAACTGCTTGATCTTTAACGGTATCTTCTGACTTTTGATTAATTTTTATTCCTGCTGCAACATCAATTACTTCGTAGATGGTTGGCAAATCAAGACTGTCTTCTAAATCTTCTATTGTTTTAATTGATGGGCAATACTGTTGCATTGCTATTAGAGCACATTGGGCTAAGACTGATACCGATTCGTCATCTGTTTTTGCTTGTTTGATTGTTTCAAAAGTTTCTAAAAACTCTCTTAGATATTTTATCTTTAGTGGCGCAGCAACGACTATCCTATCATCTACTAATGATATTTTCTTTGTGTCATATATTTTTGTTGCCATGGTACAAGTATACCAAACAGAAAGACCCAACCCCCTAAAGGGCTGGGCCAACTGTATTATTAAGTTGTATTATGCTGATGGTGCTGCGAGTGTGCGGTCTACGATCTTACCGTATGACGCATTGTCATTTGGAAGAAGACGGAATGAAACTTCAAACATTGAAGCCTCGTCGCGCTTTGCAGATACTGTTACATTCTCGATTGAGAGTGCACGGTATGCTACGTAGATTCTTTCCTTGTTGATCGTTGCTGAACCAGATCCTGGTCCTACTGCTACGATACCACGCTCTAGGGGAACATCGCCAATATCTCCTGCAGACATTCTTAGTGTCGATAGGTTAGATGCTGTTGCGATATCCTCATTTGATGCAATTGCTACTAGAAGATTTTCTAGTGTTGCCTCTGCAAAAGATGTATTTAGATTAACTGTCATACCTTGCTTGAATAAACGAGCAACGTCGAGAAGTTGATCTACTGCTACATCACCAAAGTCTGGCTGGAACGCTAGTTCTAAACCATTAGATGTATATCCGATATTGGTGAACTTTGTATTTGCTGGGCTATTAGACAAAGTTTCCTTATAGGATGTTGTGGATGCTGTAAGTGCTGGAAGATCAGTGTTTGATTGTGTATCAGTGATCGCTCCTGTTGCTGTTACATATCCGATTGGACCTGCATCATGCGTAAATAGTGCTGCTGCACCTACGATAATGTTACTACTTGAACCACGGCTGTATGCCATATATTTCACCTCTTTCATTTTTATTAAAAGGGGGTTGTTTCCTCACACTAATTATACTACCCTTTTATGCAGATATGTCTGGCCAAACAGCATGCCAGTCGTAGTCGATAATTATCTTATTCCCCGCATATGTACGGGCTGTTGCAAAATCAACAATATCTCTAGTTTCTTCAAGTTGATATATCTTAAAGTTATGGAAGAACAATTCTTTAGACTCCGTGTTCCAAGCAGTTGGGTTGGCTGCTGCCCAGGCATTGAGGTCTTGTGCTGAGTCATCCCCACTATCAAGCAAGTCGTTTACCTGTTGCTGAGTTATAACCATATTTCTTTGTGCGTCATCGCCTACTGAATAAAAATAATACAGTAGTTGCTCACACTTAATATATGGAAATGGGACTCTTCTCATCCTAAACATTCTATCGTATACCCCAAAGACACCGTTGCTCTGTGGAAACGTTTGAGTTAGTGAATCAATCTCTGTTGGAAGGGTTGGGAAAAAATAGGTTGTTCCTTGAGCATTAAATCCAGGATCTATTTTTGCTGCTAAGTATGCGTTAATAATTGTTGGTGGATGGTGAATTACTGCAGCCATTATGCACCCATTCCTGCATTAGCAATCCATCGGTATCCAGTTGAGAGGCCTTTAGCCTTACCCATTCTTTTACCTGCTGGCATATCTTTTTTATATACCTGTGGATTTTCAAGATATCTTGCTACTCCGCTTGTTCTTAAAAATGCTTGTGAAAAATATTTATTAAAGAACATGTCGAATACCTTTTCAAAACCACCCTCTACTTCTGTTCCTCCAGGGTTTAAGACTTGGACTGGGCCTCTAGTAAAAACCGTTTCTCCGTTGTCATCAAATGCTAAGACTTGTGCAACCTTTGGTCTAATTGTAACTGGAATTCCTTCTTCCATAATTCTTGCCTTATCGTAAAACGGGGTGCGTGATCCATCTTTGATAGATCTAGACTGACTAAAAGATGATTTAAAAGATAATCCTAGATTGCTTGTTGTGTATGATATATCATAAAGCCTTGCATCTGGGCTTCCAGTCATAGTCCATTCGTAAACATGATGAAGCATCTGTGGATTAACTCTTGCGTTTGAGTCTATAAATTCCTTCATTATTTCTACCGTTTCCATTCCCAAAGTTTTTAAGAAGACGGTCTTTCCTCTTTGAACACCCTCTAAAAATCCTACAGAATAATTAACTATATTGCTCATATCTTTTTTAAATTGATTTGAATTAAATGTTGTTATCATACATCACCTGACTGGTTCTCTGATCTTCTTATTACTACCTTGTAAGATTCAACAACGCCAAACGGTCCAGTGAATGGTTCATAGGTTGCTACCTCAAATAAAGTACCTTTGCCAGATCTAGGACCTGAAGTTTCCATATAAATAAGGTTTCCCTCTTGGTCTTTAATATCAGAAATTAATATATTTGTTAAAGCATTTTTGCTATCTAGCAAAGAAATTCTAATGTCAGATTTTATTCTTCCAACTAGGATTGAGTTCTGTGTGATATTTACGTTTGGCTTTACCTCTTCTTTAAAGGCTGATCCGCCTGAAGAAAAACTACAAGCAAAGACTCTATCAAGAACCCAGTGTTTTTTTATTGCGCCAAAGTCTCCTTGATCAACTATTGGATGATATAAAGATGCTTGCATTGGAAACATGAAGTCTGGGCTCTCGCAAACTGTCATTATAATACCCCAATTTTTGTAATAGACTTAGCATACTTTGAAAGTATCTTGTCTACAATTATGTTTCCTGTTCCTTCGAAAAGACCTTTATCAAACTGAATTCTATACTGATCTGTGTTATAAGAAGAAATAAACCTCTTGTAATAATCTAATTTGCCACATGCTATGTCATGAATAAGCATTTCTGCTGCCCTAGTTATGTCTGAAGGTACAGAAATGTACCCACATTCAACTTCAATTCTATAATCCCAAGTGTGTGCAAAACCTCTATATACGAATAAAGGATTTAAAGAGTCGGATGATGCTGCTGGCAATACTAGCGGAGCAGACTCTGCACGATTAATATTCTCTGTAGAAGACTCAACTATTGCTGTTTTATCTGATGTTACTTCGTATGTTCTATCTTCTACTAGTTTGTTATTTTCATATACCGACAAAACTTTCTTTACGTCATCCCAGATTGGCAAATAGTCAGATCCAGTTCCTGTAAAATTTAAAACTTTTCTTTTATAATAAAATCCTTCTGGAACAACAGAATCAATTATTGCTCTTGCTAATTCTTCATTTTTTGTATATTCTGCAATATCAGAAGCAGTTGTTGCGTTGTCTGATGGGTTTGAATATGGCCTTACCACTTCATAAAACTCAGAGTGTATTGTTTGTTCATTTTCGTTTAATACTGTTAGTTCGTAGTGAGAGTCATATCTTCCAGGTATAGTTGTTGATATTGTCTGCCCAGTTACTTTATTTAAAAATTCATTATGTGAAAATGAAAGATCCGCCATATCATACAAATACATTTTAAAATCTGTTGCTACAGCATAACCTGCAGGAATAGTAAAATTAACTGTAGTATTTGAGTATGGCGGAACTCTCAATATTTTCATCTTTAATTATCCAAAAGCCTTTTGGACTTCTTCAGGTGTAGCAATACGAACATGTGAGCGAGTTAGCCACTTGTCTGCTTGCTTTTCTGTTACGATGTTGTAGCCCCTACTAAGAGTTCCAACCTCTTCCCAACGAACGCTCTTTGTTGAAAAAAGCGCTACCTTTCCTGAAAGGTTTACATCTGTGTTAATTGTTTTACTTGCGCCGTCTGCTGCCATTGATCCAATAGCACCTGTATCTGTAAAGCCTAGTGCTTGAACTGGCTCAACTGCTGCTGGTGCCTCTACCACTGCTTCAACTACAGGTTCTACTGTAGGCTCTGCAACAGCCCTGGCATCTGCTTCTGCATTTGCTAAATCAGTTGCTTCTGATAATTCATCAGTTGCTGAAAACGGATTGTTATAGTTATCATTTTCCATTGTATCCTCCTTGTTTGTATTATATCATTAAAGTATTAAGGGGGACAGGAGAGTGAACTCCCGCCCCCCATTAAAGGTACTGACTACAGATTAATCTGAAGCAGCGTCAGCGAATGCAATTGCATCCTCTTCTTCCCATTGAATACCAAAGCGGACGAATACTGTGTATTCAATTGTGTCCTTCTTTGCTACGTACTCACGGTTTACAACGATGTCGCGTTGGAATCCCCATACACGGTTTGCAGGGAATGTCAAATCGATAAAGCCTGCTGGGTAGTAAGGAACTTCCTGAACTTCAATTCCGAGAACACGAGTTGTACGTGCTCCACCAAATGTCTGTCCAACGCCATCAAGATATGACTGACGATTTGACTGTGTGCTTCCTGGCATACGGCCAGTGAATGCTTCTGCAACTGCATCTGCAAGGGTACCGTTATTCTTAACGATTCCTCCGAATGCATCTGTACCTGCGTAGAACTTAAGATTGTTCTTAAGTGCACGGTACTTACGTGGCATTGCATTAATGATTCCCTGCATAACTTCAGGTGTCCAAGCATTATCTGCTACGGTTACAACTGACTCATGTGCTTGTCCAGCACCTGTTCCAGTCTTTTCCTTGTTAATAAAGCCATCCATGATTGACAAGAATGACCCTGTTGAACCATCACCATTGATAGCGAGATCTTCGATATCATTTGCGAATGCGTTGGTCATCAAGCGTACTAAGTGATCTTCTAGAGCGTCACCTTCTACACCATCTTCCAATGATTCTGCTGTTACTTCCCAATCAAGACGAATCTTCTTGGTAGTAAGTTCGACCTTAGAGAATGTTGCACCTGTGTTTGTGTATGTACCAATTGCTTGCGCTGCTGCACGAATTACACGCTCACCGACGTTTACCTTCTCAAGTTCCATAGAATTAGCCTTCATTGTTACACGACGGCCATCCTTTGCTAATACTGTTGCGTCCCAAACATAGTCGATAAAACGACGTGCCTGCTCGGGGCGCAAAATTCCAGAAGCCGCTGAACCACTAGGGTTTACAGCATTGGCTCCGCTTGTAGATCCAAGGGTTGCTGTTGGAATATTTCCAAGTGTACTTGCACCTGGTGTTGTTACTCCACCAATTCCACCTGATGCGAAAGCACCTTGACCCTGGTAAAGCCCTGGTGCTGTTGCACCGAGATCTCCACTTGCGCCTGGCTGGTTTTTGATTATTTCTTCTGACATATTGTCACCTCCTAGTGATTTTTTCATTTGAATAGATCGGCTGTTTTGAGGAAACTACCGCCCCATAGGGATTTTTCAACCATTTCAGGTTGAGACTGAAAGATATCGCCGATATCTCCAGACTTTCGGAATGCGGTGTCTGCTTCCACAGCGTCTACTCGTTTTCCAAATTCATTAAATTCACTTGAAACTGTTGCAATATCTTTTGCAACTGCTGTAAATGAATCCTTAACTGTATCAACATCGACCTTTGAAGACTTAAGAAGTTCTACTTCTGCTTGCAAAGCCTTTACTGTTGACACTAGATCGCTAAAGGCTGATTCTAGAGTATTTTTCATTTCGGTAACTGCTTCTGCAACTACCTCTTCTGACTTAGATACTTCTACAACTGCTTCAACTACTGTTTCGATTGCTTCAGCATCTTCTGCTTTAGTAATCTCTTCTGCTACAACATCATCAGTCTTAGCAACTTCTGTTGCCTCAACCTCTTCTGTCTTGGCAATTTCTTCAGTAATTTCTGCAACTGCCTCTGGAGCGACCATAACATCTTCAAGTACATCTGTTTTTTCAACTTGTGTTTTTGATTTTGTCATAGGTTGTACCTCCTTGTTAATCTTAGAAGTATTAATGCCTTTAGCACTATCAACTAAGAATTTTATCATTGTTACTTTTTCATTATCCGTTTTTTCAACGAAACCTATATTTTCCATAGCATTGCCTGTTGTAGGACTTACCTCTGATTCATTCTCTGAAATCTGTACTATGCCAGACTCTCTATCATAAAAAACATTTTCAAGTACGGTGGCATCTGCTTTAAATACATCGACTCCATCAACTTTTTCAACTGATACAATATTTGCAAACTGATTTGCTGGGGAATCTACAAGACTCAACTCTATCAAATCGTATTGCTTAATAATTCTAATTGCTTTGTCTGACTTTTCATCAAACCCATCATCCCATTTATTCATTCTTCCACCAATTGAAAAACCAGAAAGAGTTCCATCAAGGACCTTCTCCCAAGTATCTTGTGCGCC